CTTCTGGGGGGCCTCACGGCACAGCCAGACCGTCTTGCACCGGCGAGCCCACCAGGCTACCCACTTCCGGGTCATCTTCCGCACCTCCGCATCCGGGAACACCAGCCTGCACTGCATGGCGGGGCACACCCAGGCCAGGCCCATCCGCGACGCGATCCGGCCCGCCGCCTTGAAGGCACGGACGCTGCCGGCGTCCCCTACCTCGCAGTCCACCAGCGCCAGCAGCACGCAGCCTGGGATGATGCGGGGAGCGCCCATGCTCCAGACTTTACCAGCCTGCAAAGGAAGGGGCAACCGCCCCCGGGAGCCGGCATCCTCCCTTCCCTCTCTCCCCTCCCCTCTTCCTCCCACCCGACCCGACTTCCAGGATAGGGTTAAATTGAAAAAATGTCAATACATCTGTGGGAGCAAAGCGCAACCCCCGGATTTAACAGGGGATCAGTACATATCGGACTGGAGTAGAAGCTCCCCGACCTCGACCTGATCGATGAAGAGACGCTTGATGGCGCCGCCCGCGGACTTGTCCTCGACGACGGCGTGGAAGTAGAAGGCCGAGGCCGTGAAGCCTCCGCCTCCGGAGGAGATGTCGAGGGGAATGGCGGTCCCGTTGTTGAGCTGCGCGACGGCCTGGGTGACGGAGGTGATGGCGATCCGCACCGTGTACCAGGTGTCCGTCGTCGGAGGCCCGGTCAGCAGGTCCTCGGTGTCGGAGACCGCGTTGCCCTGGATGGCCGTCTGGAGCTTGTTGGCGCTGGACGAGTCGAAGTTGACGGTGGCGAACTCGTTGCCCGTCGAGTCGGAGAACCCGAAGAAGAAGCGGATGTCCGTCACCGTCTTGACGAGGAAGCGGACGGAGAACAGAGCCCAGGGCGCGGAAGCCAGCGGGAACCAGATGGACGTGTAGGTGGTCGTCGGATCATAGCCCAGCTTCAGGCTCATCATGTCTCCGACCGCACCGGAGGTCTCGATGGCGACGATGCCTCCTGTGCTGGGATCCCCTGCGTTCACCGGGGCCATGTAGACGCCGCCGCTCCCGGACAGTGCCAGAGGTCCCCAGCGGTCGCCACCAGACCAGGCCGGGCCGGCCGTGTCGTTCCTGTACAGGAAGTGATCGACGATCCGGTTGGGCATGGCGACGTGCCCGTACTTCTTCCCGATGTGCAGGGCCGGGGACGAGCCAGTCGCGGGGAGGTACGCCTTGATGTTGGCGAGGCTCTCGGGGTAGTCCATGTCCTCCGGATCCAGGATCACGCCGTCGTGGCCGGCCTGGGGCTTGAGGGTGTCCCCGCCTCTGGAGAGCTTCCGGTTGAGGTGGTCCAGCAGATCGGAGAGCGGAGACGCGGTGCTCCCTGCGGACAGGTTGAGGGGCGCGTAGCTGTTGAACGTGTTGTTGCCCACCACGGCAGGGGCCGACACGATCTCCGCTCCGGCCGGACGGCTCCCCCCGGAGGTCTCCCGCTGGAGGTCCTGGATGAGCTGCCGGAGCATGGCACGAGCCTTGCCCTCACGGTAGGAGATGCCCTGCTCGGCGTTCCGGGGGTAGTCCGACCCCTGGTCCAGAGCCATCCAGTCCGACCTTCGCCCCGTCAGGTTGGCGTAATTGCCGCCCAGGTTGATCCAGTCCTGGTCCTCGACGCAGATGCCCCCGGAGACCACCTCCATGGTGCCGGCGTTGTTCGTGAGCACCATGTCGGCCAGGAGCACCTTGCCGTCCGACAGGGCCGACCTGGTGGGCGTGGACGTGGGCGGGTCCGAGAAGCTGGTGCCAATCTGGATGTCGAACTTGAAGGAGGCGTCCTGCTGGTAATACAGCGTGGTGCTGGCGGCGTCCGTCCGGGTGTCCGAGGACAGCTCGTCGTAGACGAGGAACAGGCTGGCCACGATCCGGTCGCCGGAGGCGCACGAGGAGGTGATCAGCGCCCCGTTGCCCGTGGCGTCCGTGGAGTCCCCGACCGTGGTGGTTCCGGTGTTCGTGATCTTGACCGTGGCTGCGGGCACGGTGATGAGCCGGCCCTGATTGTCGATGGCCATGCCCCCGGAGACGTTCAGGCAAGTGTTGGCCGCGTCCCAGGTCACGCGGAGGCCGGAGCGGATGCCCCCGAACTCGGTAGGGCCGGGCGTGGCCGTCTGTGCCTGCTGGTGCATGCCGGCCGCCTGGACGATGGCGTACTCCGTGCTCTCGATGGCGTCTTCGAGGGCGTCCAGGTCGGCCTCGCCCACGAGCTGTCCCAGGTACCAGTTGTACCGCGTCTGCATGGTGCTCTGCCTCCGGTGGGTATTTTACCCCAGCACGGTGGATTCTCCCAGGGTGTCCTGACCGAGAATCCAGTAGTGGGGCACGTAGCTGCCGCTCCCGCCCGTGTACGTGGAGGGCATGAGGATGCGGATCAGGTGCATGTTCATGGGGTCCGCCCACTCGGCGATCTGCCGGACGATGTTCTGCTCCTCGTCGGTCAGGTCCTTGGGCGACACGATCTCGTAGCAGTTCCGGTGGAAGGCCGTGGACGGACCGAGGACCGTGGTGTAGTCCAGGACGGACCACGTGGCGTCGTCCAGAATCCAGTAGGTGTCCGTGACGAAGGGGCGCACCTCCATCTCCAGACCGAGCACGACGAAGATCATCTCCTCGATGGCCGAGGCGAGGCCCACCTTCCGGTACAGGCGCGGCAAGGTCTCGGGCAGCCTCCGCATCGTGGAGAGCGTCTGGAGGTCGAACCTGAAGGGCATCCCCCGGGTGTACAGCCAGTGCTCGATCCAGTCCTCCGGGGCCAGGTGCGCCTCGTACAGCAGCTCGATGACCCGGTTGTGCCAGTGCAGGCAGTTCAGCCCGTCCTGGAGCACCACGGCCATCCGGCGTAGCTCCCCCGAGTGCGCCATGTCCCACTCCGGATCCCTGGGCGCGACGATGCCCGGGGACCAGAAGCCCAGCGTGTTTCCCGGGATTCCCCATGTCGGACTTGTGAACACCAGGGAGATGTCCGTGGCCGTGTTCTGGTGCTGGTCCTGGATCTGCGTGGCCTGGAACTGGTAGCGCCGCCCGAAGGAGATCAGGTCGTGCACCTCCAGGTAGACGAACTCGTCCGGGTCCGCTCCCGACGCCAGCTCCGCTGCCGGAACCGAGGATACCTTCGTGGGAAGGGGCTCGTAGGCGCACTGGATGCCGTCCGGGTCCGTGGGAGGCAAGCCCTGGGCCTCGAGGTCCATCCTGGCCCTGATCCTGTAGGGGCTCACCACGAAGCGCAGGTCCCGACGTCGGAACAGCTTGCCCTCGTCGGTCAGGTCCCGGCCGTCGTCCGGGACCATCTGCCCCCGGTCCCCGGTCGTGTCCAGGGTGACCGTCCGGGCCGAGACGTTGACCGCCGTGACCTTCCTGTAGCCGTTGTTCGCCGGCCATGCCGATCCCGCGATGCCCGCCCAGAGGCCCACCCAATCCTGCGAGGGGGGCAGCCCTGTTACCCTGACCGTGCTCGACGACAGGATCTCCACCCCGCCCACCGTGGACTGGAGGTAGAGCGCCCCACCCTTCGCCGTGGACTGGAGGACGGGCTCGTCGAACTGCACCCGGGCCTTCTGCGGGTCCAGCCAGAAGATGTCGTAGAGGGTCGGAGCGGTCGTGTCGGCTATCTGGAAGCCGTAGGACAGGTTGAAGCCATGGGGCTCACCCACGACCTCGCAGTAGACCTCCACGGTGATGAGGTCCTGGGAGAGGAAGTTGACCGGCGGTACAAGGGTCAGGGCCAGCTCGTCCAGCGTGACCGTGCCCACCGAGGACCTGGGCGTGGCCGTCCCGGTAAACCCGTTCTGGAACCCGCCCCCTGCTTGGTCGTAGGCGAGGACCCGGAGCTGGTCGGATGCCCGGGTCATCCAGACCTTCGTGACCCCGATGAGCGCCCCGGCGGTCAGGGAGGCCACGACCAGGGACACCGTGGCGTCCTCCGGGACGCCCATCTCCCCGTCCCCAGGGATCATGTTGATGAGGGTGGCCGCCTCCGGGGGGTCGTCGTACCGGAGCCCATCGACGTAGAGGGCACCGAGCTTTGCGCGTACCTCGTCGGCCACTACGTCACCCGCTCCAGCTTCATCTCGAACTTGACCGCCACCGGGCCGGACAGCTTCGAGATGTTCAGGGCCAGGGAGCCCCGGTACACCGTCCTTCCCGCCTCCTCCGTGTGGGACAGGTACTCCTCCCAGCCCCCACCGTCGTTGTAGTACAGGCGGGCCACCCACTTCAGCCCGTGCAGGCGGATGGTGACCCCGGTGTCGTTCATGGAATCGGAGATGGGCGCGTTCAGCACCGCCCGGTCACCGCCCGACACCGCACCGAGAGCCCACGGAACCCCGGAGATCCTGAAGGTGCCGTCGTTGAGGCCCCCGGAGGAGCCGGAGATGGTGACCCACTGCTCGAGGTCCTCCTGCGTGAACGCCGAGGGCTGCCCGTGCACGAGGATTCCAGTCAGGCCGTCCGCCGGGCCGTCCAGGAACAGCTCGTCTCCCGTGGGACTCGGCCATCCGGCCGGCCTGGAGACCAGCCCGCCGTCCAGGAAGGATACCTCCCCTCCGGACACGATGTCCCGGGCCTGGGGCATCTCCGGGTGGCGCATGTGCCAGCAGAACCGGAGGAGCTTGTGCGGGGAGGCCGGGGTGAAGGTCTGCTGCACGGACAGGGCGTCGTCCACCTGGAGCCGGTAGACCTGGAAGGGACTGGAGTCCTCCCCGAGGCAGAACACCCAGTCATTGCCCGAGTAGTAGTACGTGTACCCGGAGTAGGCGTACCCGTAGTACAGGTCGGCCTCCTGGCAGGGGACCGAGTTGGCCGGCCGGATGCGGCCTTCCAGTGTGCCTGGATATTTCCAGTACGGATACGCCACCGGACTACGGGTTGATCTGCTTGAAGCACTCGATGTGATCCACGAACGACGTTGCTCCCGAGGAGCCCTCCGTGTAGTGCCCGAACACGAAGTAGAACCCCTGGAGGTACGGCAGGGAGCCGGTCAGGATGCCGTTGGCGTCGTCCGTGTAGTCGTCCATGCCGTCGATGCTGGCCCAGGACGGGGACGTGACGCTGCCCGTGTTTCGCTTCACGGACAGGATCACCTCTCCATGCGGGTTGACCAGCACGTCCAGCCGCAGGTGGAACCACCCGGAGGTGCCGTCCCCGGAATCCGTGTACCCCTGTGTGCTCTTGCGGAGCACATCCGAGTCGCCCTCCTTCAGCCCGGCGGAGATGAGCCCCTTCTTCAGGCAGATCTTGTAGGACGAGTCGTTCGACAGCCCCAGGAAGTACCCGTAGGATGTCTGGACGTTCGTCCCGGCCATGAGCCCGAAGAAGGGCGCGTACCCGGTCCCGGCCGAGTACCTCTTGATCGCGGCGGACATCCGCCCACCCTTCTTGGTTCCCGGGATGGGTGCCGCCCCGGACACCTTGCAGTACTCCCCCGCGACGCCGGTGGACGTGTCCAGGGACTTGAAGGCGTAGATGAACGAGCCTCCCCCGGAGGGAGGCGTGAACGCGGTGGACACGCCCCTGTGAACCTTGGACGTGTCCAGCGCCGGGGAGCTGAGGTCGTTCCAGTCTGCCTGTGCCATCGTCTACCTCATGGGACGAAGGTGGATGTCCACTCCTCCTCGAAGTCCTCCACGTTCTCCGGCGCGGCGGAGTCGAAGGACACGGCCGACAGGTCCGTGGGCGAGAAGCTGGACTGGTAATTCTCGTTGCTCTGCCACTCCTCCTCGAAGTCCTCCACGGCCTCCGGGGTCCCGGAGTCGAAGGAGACCGAGGAGATGTCTCCCGCGCCGAAGGCGGTCTGCCACAGCTCGTTGCTGTCCCAGTCGGCCTCGAAGTCCTCCTGGTCCAGCCCGTTGAACTGGATGACCTCCAGGTTGGCCGCGCCGAAGGCCCAGATGGCCAGGTGGTTGTACGGTGGCCCCGAGCCGCCCTGCTCCACCCAGGACATCTCGAAGGACTCCTCGTTCCGCGTGCCGCCCTCGAACATGACCCGGGCCAGGTCCGTGGTGATGAAGGCCGTGGCCCACCCGGTCGCCCACCCGGCCTCGAACGCCTCCCACGGGTAGACCTCCGCCGGGTCGTCTCCCTGGAACTGGATCACGTCCTCGGCCGTGGCCGATCCGCTCTCGGTCCAGTCGGCCGCCTCCCCGGGGGATGCGCCCTCGACCTCGAAGCTGGGGTTCTGGATGTCCGCCATCTGGTCGCCTCTTCACCTACATCTGCTGGCTACATCTGCTGGCCGTTGTTGTCCATGTCGTACAGGGTGACCGTGGACAGCCTCGGGAACTCGGAGGGCTGGAGGGTCACGGAGTTGCGGCTGCCCGCCAGCAGAAGATCCTGCGAGCTGGGGGGAATCTCCCGGACCCCGGCCGTGTCGTTGATCACGTTGAACACGTCCGACCAGGCGATCTTGTAGTCCGGGTTTCCGTCCGCCCCGAGCAGGCGGCAGCCGAAGTCCACCTGCATGTTGGGCACGCCGTTCTCGTCCTGGACGGCGAAGAAGTCCTGGAGGTTTGCGGTCACGTTGGCCTTGACCTGAGAGGCCGTGTACCCGGAGTCCTTGTGGATCCGACAGGCCACGGTGATGTCCCTGAACGTGGCGGCCCGCACGTCCATGCGCACGCCCATCAGGGCCTCGTAGGCTCCACCCTCGGCGTACAGCGCCTCCACGTCCGCGATCTGCCCGGAGGTGGGCGTGGCCGGCGCGTAGTACCCGGAGTCGTACTGGGTCCCCTCCGCGACGAGGTGGACCACGGCCTCGTCCTCCTGCACCGAGGAGTCGTCCTCGGATGTCGCGCAGAGCGCCCGGGCGATGCCCGCGACGGTCGTGGCCGCGTACTCGGCGTCCTCCTCGTTGACCACGCGGGCAAGGGTCCTGTACGCGAGGGGGCCTCTCACCCGGGCCTCCTCCACGGTCATCTGGTCCTGCCCAGGGGAGGCCGCAGAGGCGTTCGTGAGCACCAGGGTCACACTGTCCCCGCCAGCGTCCAGGATCGTGTCCAGGATGCGCCAGGAGACCCCGGCGGCCACGGCCGAGCTTCTACCCCCGCCGGTCTTGTAGGTGATGGAAATCGCTCCCTGGGGCACGGCACCGTACACGGAGTTGCCGAACAGGACGTGTCCGTAGCCGTAGTTGTCCACGAGCAGGATGAACCCCCGGGTATCGGGGGTCATCTCCAGGAAGGAGAGGTACTTCTGCCCCTTGGCGTTCAGGTTCGTGTAGGTCCCGTTGGCCGCGGATACCTGGATGCTGCCCTCCACGTAGGGTGCCTGGGACAGCCGGATGTGGATGTTGCTCTCCCCCGTGGACTGGATGGTCTCGGACTGCGCCTCCGCGCACTCCATCTGGACATCCACGCTGGAGGAGCCCACCGTGATCGTCGCCGCCTGGGTGGTCTTGTAGATCACGCTCCCGGAGGAGGCCCGGGTCCCGGCAGGGATGGTGATCTCCTTGGTCGCCGCAGCCCCACCCGGCAGGGAGAACGTGCCCGTCACGGTGGGGGCCGTGGCTCCGGTCAGCTCGAAGTTGGAGGACCTTCCCAGCCGGATGGCCGCCAGCCGGTCGGTGACCAAAGACCAGCCGAGCTGGCGGACCAGCTCCCGGGAGTGCTCCACCCCGGCGGACACGAGCAGGGCCATCCCCTCGAGCAGCAGGTTCTCCGGGTAGGCCAGGGAGAAGTCCGTCCATTCGGGGCGGACCTGATTGAACAAATACTGTAATCTTTCACGGAGCCCCTCCTGGGAGAGGTCCGTGAGGTCCAGGGTCCGGGTGGGTAGCAGTGGGATGGGCATGGCAGCTTCCCGTCTAGTAGGACACGCCGAGGTTCTTGGTGGAGGTCACGTGCACCTCTCCGCCCAGGGGCAGCGCGAGCGTCCAGCGGACATCCACCTTGAAGGTCTCGTCCTCCCCGACCCGGTATCCCATGTCCACGCGCACCTCCTGGACCTGCACCTCCGGGAACTGGGCCGGGATGCCGACCTCCACGTCCGACTGGAGCATCTCGGCCCGGCCCGAGCCGATGCCCTGGGTCCGGCACTCCTCGTAGGAGGTGCCGAACTCCGGGTCGGCCAGCAGGGATCCCTTCGGCACGAGCACGAACCGGCCGATGCCCGCGTCCAGCCGGTCCATGAACCGGAGCCGCCTCCAGCCCTTCTCTCCCTGCTGGAGCGGCCATGTGCAGTTTTCCTTGACGTGCGGCTGCTCCACGTGCTCTCCACTCCCTCAGAAGTTGACGAACTCCGGCATGGTCCGGGGGCTCTTGTCCGGATCCCGGCCCACCCAGGGAGCAAGGGTATTGTACAGCATGACCATGGCGTTCCGCGACCTGTTCAGGTTCTCGAAGAACGGGGCCATGGGCGGGATGATTGCTGCTACCTTCTCGTGCTGGACCTTCGGCGGCGGGGACGTGAACCCGGGCAGGTCCGGCAGGGGAAGGCCCGTGCCCAGGGCCTCCATGGCCTGCGCGTTCCAGGTGGCCGCGTCCCGGTACATCTCGATGGCGTCCCGGAGCTGCTGGTTCGGGATGAACTGGAGGAACATGTCGCCCAAGACATCCGAGGCGGGCTGGATGAAGGTCAGCAGGGGCTTGAGGTTGATCACGATGGCCTTCGTCTCGGAGAACCCGCAGTCCACGACGGCCTGGAGTTCCTTGTCGGCCAGGGACACGGCGTCGTTCCAGATGTTGACCAGCGAGGTCAGCTTGGCGTCGATCTTCTGGAACAGCCGGACGATCTCGTCGATCAGGTCGATGAAGTAGGAGCAGATGTCCAGCGCCATCGGGATGTAGGCGCATGGCCTTGGGCAGGGCCGTCACGCAGTTGTACAGGGCCGCGATGGCCTGGACCAGCTCGAGGAGCTGCTTGATGGGCGCGAGCGCGGCCGCCACCTGGTCCTGGAACGCGGCGAGGTAGTCTGCGTGATCCGGGATGCGGTCCAGCGCGGCCCGAGCCTTCTCCAGGTAGCCGAAGGTCGGGACGTGGATGCCCGGCGGGGGCTTGGGCAGGCTCCAGCCCGTGCACTTGACGATGATGGGTCCCACTGGCATCGGGCACCTGTCAGATGTCGCTCACGGCCATGTTGGAGACGTTCCTGCCCTGGATGGTGACCAGGGTATCCGAGAAGATGTCGATCTGCCCCTTGCAGTACAGGGACAGGGCGGTGGCGGCCTCGATGGTGATCACCTCGGAGGTGCCGTTCTCCCCGGCCTTGGCGTCCAGCTCGATCTTGGACCCCCGCTTCTTGCCCTGGATGAGCACGCGGCGGTCGTCGTCCTCCGCGACGACCGTGATGGCGACGTACTCGTCCTCCCAGACCACGGTGCGCTGCCTCGCCTTCGCCGGGGTGGAGGCTGCCTTGATCTGGGAAGGCCCGGCGGACAGCCCGTCCGAGCCCACCCCGTAGTACCCGGTCTGGTAGACGGCCTGCACGTCCGGCCCCTGGTAGATGCCCATGACGAAGGTGACGAGCACCTGGGCTCCCACGGGCGGTGCCTGGTACTGGCTGCCCTGCCCGATGCCGCCCGCTCCGGGCCATCCCACGGGCAGGACCCAGAAGGGCGTCTCGGGCTCGAACAGGCCGGGCAGGAACACCTTGACCCGGCCCAGCGCCTCCGGATCGTCGTTCTTGGTGACCTTGCCCCAGATGGGACCGGGCAGCACGTTCTCGAAGTCCATTGGCTAGGTCCCTCCGCGGAGGCTCGGAGGCGCCTCCTCCTGGATCCAGTTCCCCGGGTTCCGGATGTAGCCGGCGGACAGGGACGGCTTGCCCTGCGCCCTGGAGTAGTTGGGCGAGTAGATGATGAACGGGGCCAGCCTGTCGCCGCCGGTCAGTCCCTCCCTCCGGGGAGGCTGCTTCAGGTGCAGCTCCGTGACGTAGGTCTCCGGGGAGTAGATGTGCCGCACCTCGTCGATGAGCCACAGCCCGTCCACGAAGGGCGAACCCGTCCCGGAGATGGGCAGGAGCTTCCCGGCCAGATACGCGGGGTTGCCCACGGTTCGCACGTTGAGCTGGAACGCCCGCAGATGCCTTGCCAGGAACCGGGCCTTGGCCCGCTCCGACACGGACCCGGGGTGCCCGAGGGCCACCACGGTCTCCTCCCGAGACAGGGCCTTCCACGTCTGGGGCTGCTCCTTGTAGATGCGCTCGTAGACCACCGAGACGTTCACCGCGTGGGAGCCGTACTGCATCTCCTTGAGGTCCGCGACTATCATGGCCCGGGTATCCGGGTCCCAAGCCTTCGCCTTGACGTTGGATGGCAGAGGCAATCGGAAGTCCCCGTCGATGTCCAGGGTGATAATGTCGTTGCCTGCCCCGTAGACGATGGTGGGCAGCACGTCCCGCTTGGTCCCGGCCCACGTGGCCGAGTAGAAGTGCAGCCCCTTCTCGTCCACCTTGAACACCCAGCCCTTCATTCGAGCCAGCCGCTCGAGGAACTGCCCATCGGACAGGCCCTCCGGGATGGTCACGGCCCCGCCCATCACGGGATCCGCGCTGGGCTCGATCTTGGCGTAGGCCCCGGTGAACCCGTTGCGCTCGGCTATCCTGGACACGATCTCGTACAGGGTGGCTCCCTCCACGGTCCGGGGATGGTTCATCCGCAGCACCATGTCCCTGCCCGCGATGTCCTCCGTGGGCGGGTAGGTCCGGTTCCGCTTGGGCGGGGGCTTGGCCGTTCTGGACCAGGACATCTTCGTCGGGCGCCCTCCGCCCGGAGCGTTCCGGTTCCTGCCGTAGTAGATGAGCTTCCGCTCGTTGTCCCCGACCATGGGCCGTGCCTTGTTCGCCACGCCCACGCCTCCCCGTACTCGGTTGATGACGAAGCTCCTCCAGGGAAATGCCCCGTCCAGGTAGCCGATGCGGATCTGGACCACCAGCCCGGCCAGCAGGTTCTCCAGCTTGGTGAAGGCTCCGTCCCAGTTGTCCAGGATCCACTCGATGTGGTCGAAGTTGCGCAGCCTGTCCGTGTAGATGAGGTTGATCGTCCTGTCTCGCAGGAGCGACGGCGGCAGACCTCCCTGGCTGACCCCGATGTGGAGCTGCCGGTTCCAGATGTATCGGGCGTCCCTGTCCATGCCGCCTCGTCTACAGTTGTGGGTTCTCCACCAGCGAGTCCGACAGGGCGATGCCCTCGATGTACTCCACCGGAGGAATGTACACGGTCTGCCCGGCCGGGATGGGCTCCAATGGATTCAGGATGGGCACGGGCTGGAACTGCTGGATGACCGGGGCCTTGGCCACCGGGTTCCGGTAGTGGCCCCGGTAGTACCGCACCGCGAGGTGCAGGACGGTCTCCTTGCCCGACGCGGTGTGGAAGATGATGCCGGGCACGTCCACGTAGGCCATGCGCTCCGGGAGCGTGAGATGGACCACGCCCGTCTCGGTGTCCCTGTAGGCCCTTCCGTGCCTGTTGAAGTCCCGCAGGGGGATGCTCAGCATCTCGACGGCCATTGGCTATCCTCCGACGGATGTGGTCTTGCCCCTCCCAGGGATGTTCATCGTGTCCACGCCCACCCAGCCCACCGTTCCCCCGGCGACGTAGCTGCCCTGGGCGAACGCCTCGTCCCCCATGGCCCCGTGCCCCTCGTAGGCCCTGTGCCGCACCCATGTCTTGAAGGACTTGCGGATCTCGATGAGGTTCAGGGTCATCTTGGCGATCCGGGTCCGCAGGAACGGGTCGAACAGGCTGCGCTGAGTGGTCCAGCCCTGGACGATCACTTGGGCGGTCCTCACGTGGGGCCAGACCATGCGGAGGATGGGTGGGGCCTGCCCGAGCTTCTCGGGGTAGACGGCCCCCTCGAACCAGGCGATTGCCTCCTCGATGTAGAACTGCTCCAACCCCAGCTTGGCGTAGAGGTACTGGGAGAACACCAGGTCCACCTTGTATGTGATCTCCCGGGTGAAGGCGCTCTGCAAGGTCGGGTGGCTGTACCCGGGGGTGTAGAGCTTGCCCACCTCCTGGGAGCCCGTCGCGTTCAGGGCGGCGGGGTTCAGCGCCAGGTACACGGCGGCCCGTCCCTTGACGGCCTCGATGAACGCGACTCGACCGAGTGCCTGGTAGGGCTTGATGTCGGTCATGCTTCGCGGCACGGGTGCCTCCTAGAACGCCCCGGGTCCCATGGGCACCGGAGCGGTCGCCGGGTCCCTCGCGTTCTCCAGCGTCACCTTGGCCCGGATGTCGCCGGAGGTCAGCACGCCGCCCAGCTCCTTGCGCAGCGCATCCAGGGTCTTGCGCATCTCCTCGTAGGAGCGGGTCACCTCCTCGTACACCCTGTCCCGCTCCGTCTTGACGATCTGGCCGGTCTCCGGGTCGTATCCCTTGATCTCCTGGGTCGTCTGGGTGAACAGGTAGCCCTCCCTCGCCCGCACACGGGCGGCGGCGTACATCCGGGCGGCGGGCTCGTTGATCTTGGACAGAGGGACCATGACCTTTTTCCCGAACGCCTCCGCGGCCTGCTTCGTCACGCCCAGCTCCGGGTGCTCGTAGGCCGCGCCGAGCCCGACTGCCCTCATCTGGATCAGGTAGGGCATGATGCTCTTGACCTCCTCCGGCTTGGCGGCGCCCCTGACCATCTTCTTCATGATGGGCTCGATCTTCTCGGGGGCCAGCGCCGCCGCAGTGTCCAGCTCCCGCAGCAGGGCATACGTCCGGTCCGACACTCTGCCCTTTTCTAACTGCTCCCTGAGCGCCTGCCGGTGCACGACGCCCCTTGCCCGCTCGATCTGGGCCTTCAAGACCTCGTAAGCCTTGCGATCCACGATGGCGGGCTTGTAGGTACCCATGAGGCCCAGCTTCCCCATCAGGGTCTCAAGGCGCTTGGTCCCGAGCTGGAGGGCGCTGTACGTCCTGTCGTGGTACTTGTGCTCCTCGCGCCACTGCCGCTCGCGCATGTCCAGGATCTTCAGCGCGTTCTGATACTCTTTCTCCTGATGCTCCGCCCTGATCTTGGCGATCTGCTCCTCGACGAGCTGATAGCCTAGCTTCTCATCGTGCCACCAGCGCACGAAGTCCCCCCACGCGGAGTAGATCCTCTTGGTAGCCCTCTCGAACGCCTCCTCGGGCATCAACTCTCCCTCGGTCAGGAGCCGAGCTAGCTTCTCTGCGGCGATGAGGACCGCCCGTTTCTCCTTTGCCGTCTCTTTGAACTGATCCATGACGAGATTGAGCGCCTCGAAGCCGAGGATGGCCAGCCCGAGGGGACCAACGAGGCGGGCGAAGCCTTTGATGACGCCTCCGAGTATCGCTCCTGCCCCCGCGACCCCCACCCCGGCGAACATGCTGGAGCGAATGGCCTGCAAGCTGGCAGGATTCACCCCTCCCGTGGCGGTGGAAGCCGCCGCTCTCGCCGCGGCTCCCCTCGCAGCGGCTCCTCCCGCGACCGCGCCGGCCGCTGCCGCCGTGCCCGCGCTCACCCCGGCCCCTGCGCCCACGGCGCCCATCCCCACGCCGATCCTGCCGGCGAGCAAGCTCTCGGCCAGGTTCATGGACACGACCTGCCGGATGCGGCTGATGCCCTGGATGGCCGCCGCGACGCCCCAGAGCGCCGTCCGGATGGCCGCGATCTGGAGGGCCAGGCCCCCCAGCCACCCGATGATGGGCGACGACAGGATCTTGCCCATGGCCTCGAACAGCCGGGTGAAGATCGTGACGAGGGGACGCAGCATGGGGATCAGCTTCTCCCCGAGGACGATCCGCAGCTTGTCGAATGCCTCCTTCAGGATCTCGACCTTGGCCTCCATGGTGCCGAGGTACTTCTCCTGCATGTCCCCGATGGTGCCCTGGCTTCCCTTGAGCACCTTGTCCAGGTACTTGTAGACCTTCCCCAGCTTGATGACCTCCCCGCGCTGGGTTCGGATGCCGTTCTTGAGCCTCCCCAGCAGAGCGAGGATGGGCTTGACCGCCTTCTGCCCGAACGCCTCCTGGAGGGCATCCCGCACGACGGTCATGTTCTGGGACGCCCGCTGTGCGAGCAAGATCAGGATCTCGCTCATGCTCAGCATGTTGTACCGGGCGTCCTCGATGGGGATGTTCAGGCGCTCGAACACCTCACGCAGCTTGGGCCTGCTGAACCTGGCCATCAGGGAGATGAGGCGGGTGCCCGCCCGCTCCGCGGATCGCGTGACGCCCATGGTCAGCAGGATGGACTTGAGCATCTCGTCGAAGGACTGCTGGCCGAGCAGGCCCGCCATGGCCAGCTTGCCCATGATCTTGGAGAGGTCCTCGATGGGAATCCCCATGGCCCGGGACGCCGCCACGATCTTCTCGGCGGCCACGGTTGCCTGTGCCCCGGACATCCCGAAGGCCCGCGTCAGGTCGGCCATCATCTTGGCGCCCTGCTCGAGCGGCATCTTGCCGAAGGAAGCCATGGCCAGGCCGACCGCGCCGCTGATTCCGCGAAGGGTGGCCGCCGTGGAGCCCGTGGCCCGCCGCAGCTCCAGCATGGCGTCCAGGACCTCCTGGGGACCATAGGGCGCGGTCCTGGCCACCTCGAAGGCCACCTTGCGGAAGCGGTCCATCTCCTGCGTGGTGGCTCCCGTGATTGTCTGAAGCCGGGTCAGGGTGAGCTGGAGGCTCATGGCCGGCTTCACCATGCCGGCGATGCCCCGGGCCACGTAGCGCGCCACCATGAGCCCGGTGAAGGCCCCCGCCAAGTTCTTGAAGTTGCCCGCGAGGACCTTGACCTTGGGCGCCGTCTTGTCCGCGACGTCTCCCATGGCCTTCGTCTCGCGGACGACCTTCTTCGTGGACTCGACGACGCGCTTGGCGGGCTTGCTCACGTCGTCCTTGAGGACGAGCCTCAGCATGCCCTGCCAGAGTCCCTGGTTACGCGCCACGGTGCGTCAGCCTCCCTGTCCCGAGTCTACCACGTCGCCTCCGGAGGAACGAGGATCCATTGCGGCGTAGCGCGACCCTCGCTGCGGCGTGTGGGATACCTTGGAGATGCGCTTCTGCACGTGGTACTCCAGCTCGCCGAGGAGCCACACGGGTATCTCCCGGATGTCCCTGTAGCCTCCCAGGGCGATGTGGGAGGCTTCCGCCTCCCGCCAGGTCAGGCCAAATACGAGCCGAGCGTAATCTTCTGCTCGGAGGCTGCATCCGAGGAGGAGCCCTGCGACCGCCTCTGCCGCCTCTCGGGGTCGAGGCCAAAGAACGCGAGGTCCAAAGGGAGCACCGCCGTCTGCTTCAGCCCGCAGGCCGGGCAGGTGAACTCGATGGAGGTGTCCACGCCCCCGAACAGGCTGTCGATGTCCCTCTCCAGAGCGTCCTGGAAGGTCCACGGGGCACGCCTGTAGAACTGCAAGACCTCGTGCAGCCCCACGTACTCCTTCCGGCCCTGCTTCACGGAGTGGATGTGCTGGCAGTTCTGGACGGCCAGGATCTTGACGGGGTTCCCCTCGGCGTACTTGGCTGCCCGTAGGATGTCCTTGCCCAAGCTATCCACGAGCAGGACCCTCACGGGCTTGCCGTCCCCGAGGTCGTAGGTCCGCTCGACGGGCTGCCCCGCTGCCAGGGCCTCCCGGGCCTCGTCCGAGTAGGGAGCAACGGGGAAGTCCTCGAAGCGGACCTCCCGCACCTTGACGTCTCCGCAGCTCGAGCAGGGAATCTCGGGCTCCAGCTCCTTCGGCGGTGTCCTGGCTCGGATGCTGATGCAGGCCAGGGTAATGTCCGACACGGACATCTCGTCCACGTCCGGAGGCGAGCCGACCTCGAACCTGTAGGGGCCGGGATCCGTGACCTTGCCGGCCACGAGGGAGAGCATCCGGGTCTGGAGCGTGGCGGACTCGAGGTCCGTGGGCTCCAGCAGGGCTTCGATGTCTCCGAGGTTCCAGGGACGGGCCTCGAACGTGAGGCCGGTGAGGCATTTGACGAGCATGGCGGCTCCTTGAACGTTGTCAGGGGCTCAATCGCCCCAGGGAAACGGAGCTAGGACGTTTTCCTGTCGAAGTACCAGTAGGCGATCTCCAGCTCCTCGATGTTCACGTCGTCCGAGTCGAAGTCCCACTCGCCCGGCTTGTACCGGACGGGGAACGCGGAGTAGAGGTCCCAGTACACCACGTCCACGGCCTTCCGGTCCATCTCCGCGATGGTGACGGTCTTGGCCAGATCCGCGAACTTGGCCCCGACGCCGATGGGCAGCTTGCTGCCCATGTCCACGCAGTCGAGCATCCAGTACCACATCTCCGTGTTCAGCCCGACGCCCCTCGTCAGGGTGACGTTGGAGAAGTCGGCCTTGGCCGGCTCCTTCATGGGGGCCATGGCCCCGCCCTCCCCGTAGGTGGCCACGGCCACGGTCATCTCCAGCCCCGTGCACGCCTTGAAGGCGAACGAGGTGAAGCCGTCCACGATGACCTGGAACCGATAGGACATCCTGAACTGTCGGTTCCGTGCTGGAGCGGGCATGGGTGCCTCCTACTCGTCTACCCGGAGCGCGGATCAGGCGCTACCGGCGAGGGCCTTCTGCACGTAGGTCTGGAAGGCCCTGTCGTCCTTGGTGATGGTCAGCTCCCCGAACCTGCCGGCCTCGGCCAGGGCCAGCCCCACGATGACCTTGAACTGCTCGTTGGCCTGGACCTGCGGGTTGTTCAGGCCGGTGCCCTCCACGTCGGTCTCCACGTAGAACGCCTCGGACGCCTTCGCGGACGCGAACACGTCCATGTCGTCCCCGAGCCACTGGAGCAGCCATGCCGTGATGCCGGACTTGATCTGGTAGCGGAAGTGGGGACTCATCCCCTGCGTGCGGAACCCGTCCAGGTACGCGGCGATCACCTTCTTGACATAGGCCACGAACCGGATCTGGCCCACGGACTTCCAGTTACCGGTGCCCTTGAGGGACATCACGTCGTCCATCCAGACGCCGAACGAGCCGGTCTGCGGGTCGATGTCCGCGACGATGGGGTTGACCCGCTTGGGAGTCACGTAGTCCCGGACGCTCGGGTCGTTGACCTCTGCCGTCTCCACGTCCACGGCCACGTCCAGCGCGCCGTAGGTCGCGTTGCCAGGCTGCTTCGCCATCTTCTCCCGGTACAGGGAGGAGTTCTTCACGTACCTGCCCACCACGGCGCCGGAGGGCGCGATGGTGATGGTGTCCGACTGGCCGTACACGCTCTTGTCCGGGTTGCTGATCTTGATCCAGGGCCAGTAGACCCCGGTGGCCTTCTCGGAGGGCGTGAGCGCCTGCGCGTGGGAGACGGCCGCCGCCTTGTCGGAGCTGGCCGGGGTCTCCGGCACGAAGATGACCTTGCCCTTCTTCTGGTCCTCGCACCAGGAGATCGCCCCGTTCTGGAACGAGGTGGATGTCTCGTCCGGGCAGAGCAGGATGTCGCCCTGGGCGAGCGCCAGGAACCTGTACAGGCCCGTCCTGTAGGTCTCCGAGCCGAGGAAGTCGTTGTAGTCCAGGCCGGACAGCCCATCCGCGCCGCCGGAGAGCACCTGCGCCGAGGAGTTGTTCGCGGGCCGCCGCTCCAGCACGGTGCCCCCCGCGTTCATGTCCGTGACCTCGATGAGCTTGGACCCTCCTCCATCCGTGTTCACCGCGGTCACGATGTAGTCCGTGGACGAGGGGTCCATGGTCTTGTTCGTGTACTTGGTCTGGAACACCCCGTCCAGGTACACCGCGAGATCGAAGTGGGAGGCAACGCCGTCCGTGGCATCGGAGATGATGTAGGAGATGCGGTTGCCCTTGGCTCCGTAGTACTTCCCGGAGATCTTCAGGGTGTCCTGCGCTCCCGCGTCCTTGCCCACGTGCAGGTCGTTGTCCAGCCCCAGCGGGGTATCCGCCGTGGACACGGGCTGGACCTGGATGCTCCCGGCCGCGCCCGCCGTGTTCGTGGCGATGGTCAGGTAGGAGCCCGAGGAGCCCACGGTGATGCCCACGATGGCGGCCTCAGCCCAGGTCTTGACCTCGGACAGGGTGACGGAGTTGTGATTGGCGCAGTCCCCGGAGCCGGTCTGCGCGGTCACCGGGAAGTGCAGCTCCGAGTTGGCGTCCGTCCCGTAGACCCCGCCGCCCTGCTGCACGGCCTGGATGCTGGAGGCCGTGCCCTTGCGCAGGGAGGTCACCGTGACCTTGCCGCCAGACGCGGATGCGGACACGCCGGTCACCTGGGTCTGGATGACCGCTGCCACCTCGGAGGCGAGGGCCTTCGTGATGTCCACGAAGTCGCCCGCGGAGAAGGTCACGGTCTGATCGGAGCCTCCGTCCACCCGGATGACCAGGGTATCCCCATCGGACAGGGCGTAGGTCTCGGCCTCCCCGGAGGTCATGCTCGCGGCGACCGCCGAGAACGTGGCGGTCTGGTCCGCGCCTCCGTCCACCGACACGACCAGCGTCTCCCCATTGTCCAGCGCGAACGGGGCGGCCACGGTGCCAGTCACGGTGCCCGTGGTCTGAGCTCCCGAAGATGTCTGGGCCGTGTGGCTCGCCTTGGCGGCGGACGCTGGCGACGATCCGCTCATGTGAACCACGCGACCGAAGATGATCTTGTGCACGCCCATGTCGAAGAGGACCTGGGCCTGGACGGGGGCCTGTCTCCCGGAGATGTACCCGCCGAAGATCTCCTGGAACTGGGCGAACGAGGTGATCTCCGTGGCCTCCAGCGGACCCCACTCGGTGACGCCCTCCATGAGCACCACGTCGTACTCGAGGGACTGGACGCTCGGGACGGACGGAGACCCGTCCTTGATGTCGATCCTGGACCGTCCGGAGATCATGCGTCACCTCCCTCTGCCGGGACGAGGACGGGCTGGATGGGCAGCTCCTCCATCGTGATGACGCCCCGCTCCAGGGCCACCCTCACCTGCCCGATGGCCTTCACGGCCATTGGCAGCGGCTCGGATGTCTCCCCCGGCATGAGCTGGATGCTCCGTGGGATGCGCTCCACGACGGGCTTGGTCTTGCCCGGCACCATCCTCCGCCGGGTCTCGCACAGGCACTCCCCGGTCCGTGCGCAGACCACCTCGTGAGCCAGGGTGATCTGGAACGGCAGGTGCCGGCTGACGTTCTTCAAGATGACCATCGGCTAGCCTCCAGGGCCCGATGGGCCCGCACTGGATACTCTACCCCGGCAGGCACCCTCCGCGCAAGTTTCCCGTGTCAGACCGGCACACTCTCCACCGCCGTTCCGGACAGGCTACCCGCGAGGAGCACGATGCCCGTGGCCGTCTCCAAAAGCCCGGTCGGGTAGTCGGGCATGCTCGTGATTCCGCGCACCTGCACCCGCGTTCGCCAGGCCACGATCCCCGCGTTGCCCTCCGCACCCACCTGCACCGGGTCGGACGGCACGTCAATGACGTACTGGTTCGTCTCCCCCTGGTAGGGACCCGAGGCCACCTCCACGTCCAGGTAGGGGTGCAGCTCGATGTCCTCCAGGAAGCTCTCCAGCAGGTACAGGCTCTCCGTGATGCCACCCACGTCCGAGCCCCCGGCCAGCACGAGGTCCATGACGAGCATCCGGGTGGTCTGGCCCCGGTACTCGTCCACCTTTCCGTCCGCCCTGGATACCTGGATGGGCTCGTTGTCCGTGAACCCGTACTCCCTGTCCCTGGGGACCTCGATGCGCGTGATGGCCACGCACGGGATGGTGGCAAGCTCCGTGACCGTGGCTCCAGCCGGGGCGTACTCCACGTGCTGCCCCGCGCCCACGGCCACGCCCAGCGCCCGCTGCACCCGGAGCACGAAGGCCCGCAGCACCTCCAGCAACGTCGGCCTGGCCCTGGGTGCCCGCAGGCCCCAGTAGGTGTACGTGTACCCCTTGGACAGCGTGACCCGCTCCAAGGGCCACATCGGGTTGCCAGCGTCGTCCAGGTTTGTGATCGTGATGTCCACCTGGGTCCCGGAGACACCGGCGTCTCCGCCCAGGGAGGGCACCTGCGCCCGCACGAGCCCGGAACTCCACACCTCCACGTCCAGTGCCGCCTTCGTCCCGAACAGGACGGACACAGTGGTCGGGGCCGTCCCGGCTCCGGTCGGGGTCGGCGTCACCGTGGGCGTGCGGAAGTTCGTCCCGGCAATCTCGACCCACGTGTACCCCGTAGCCGGACCGGACGACGGGGTGACCTGTGTGATCGTGGGCTGCGCCATCGGCCTACCCGAACAGCTCCTTCATCGGCGTGATCCTGGCCCCGTACCTCCGGGCCACCCCGTTGAGCTTCAGGGACAGCTCAATGTTGAACTTCTTGAACGCCTCGTGCTTCCACCCCAAGTCCTCGAACACGGACCGCCAGATCGGGACGGGCTGAGGATGGAACACGATGGGCGGTCCGACATCCATGTCTGGGAGGTGCTTTCCTGTCTTGGGCTTTCCGGGGCCGGCCCAGTGCTTCTTCAGCATCTCGATGTAGATGTGCATCCGGAGCGTCCGCCGCATGACGATCATCGGAGGCGGATCTTCGAGGTTCTTGGCAATGATCCACAAGGGATACCCCCGCCAGTCCAGGGCGCTCGGGCGGATGCCGATGTCCATGGTGCTCTCGTGCTTCCGCCTCGTGGTCTTGCTGGTGACGGCCTGCCCCAAGTAGATGTACCCGCGGTTGACCCAGCGGGGGGCCGGCTGCCTGGCAGGCAGCTCCGCTCCGGCCGCCTTGCCCTGCTGCTTGGCCAACCTGGCGATCAGGGACTCGTCCTGCACGGCGGAGTAGTACCGCGCCCGGACAGCCGAGCGGATCGTGAGCCCCATCTGAACGAACGAGCTATGCGTGACCTTGGCGGTCCGCCCCAGCCCCGGATTGGCCAGGTCGATGCAGAAGTGATTGAACAGCTCGAGGAGCTTGTAGTAGTGCTTGAAGCTCTCCTTGTCGAAGGTTAGCCGCACCGACCTCTCCGTCAGCTCATGGGGTACGCGGTCCGCTCGGTGGTGTAGACCACCTCAAGGTCGTACCCGTCCGCGCCCAGCCCCCAGGAGGCCGGCAGCACGGCGTAGACGTACAGGGGCTTGACGGGCTGCATGACCGTCCGTCCACCCCGCTCCAGCTTCTCGATTCGGTCTCCCGACTTGAGCAGGCACCGTCCCGTCGAGGCGTCGATGAGGCCCTGCCGCCGGAGCAGCCTCCGGTGGCAGACCAGCACGAGGTTCCCCACGGGGTCGTTGCCCGTGAAGATCATGCGCAGCTCCTCGAAGGTCCGGGTCTCCACCTGGCACTTGACCCGGATGGGGGCCATCTCCTGCCTGGGAGCCGTCCTCTCGCCTCCCACCCCCGCGTAGCCCAGCGGCTCGCCCAGCACGTCGTCGAAGCCCGCGGCGTCCGGTCCCGGGGGATCCACGGCCCGGGTGGCCGTGATGTCCAGCCGGTGAATCACGGCCTCGACCGGGAAGATGAGCGGGACGCTGGGCGGCACGGGTCAGCCTCCTCGACGCCGCTTGGCCATCTGGATGGCCCGCTCCTGCCGCAGCGCGGAGGCGTAGGTGTCATGGGTCCCGAGGCGCTTCTTGCCGGAGGAGTCGTACAGGATCCACTTGCCCTTCTCCTTGCGGATGACCTTGTGAACCTCGCCCCGCCTCGTCCCCTCCCCGGGATCATCGAGGATGATCTCCCTCCGCCGTCCCTCCGGGAGATCGTCCAAGGGTGGGCAGGGCAGGCTCAGGTTCTCCAGACCGGCGAACCCGGCCAGCTCGTCCCAGGTATCTCTGTCACCGCTCACAGGTCCTCCTCCTCTTTCCCGGAGTAGTCCGAGGATACGGGCTGCATGAACCGCAGCAGCAGCCGGTCCAGCGCGGGGTCCCCCGTGGGGGAGTCGGGCGCGGGCCGGAAGCCGCCTCCTCCCGAGCCCCCACCGAACTTCAAGGACTGGTCCCGGGTCTTGATCTGCTGGATGCTGCCCGGGCTCCAGACGGTCGGGTCGGTCATGGTCGGGTCCTCGAGGGAGCGCGACACCAGCGCCCCGAGCACCTGGGTCAGCTCCCGGGGCCGCCGGCCCCAGGGGACCTGCTCCCCGGAGGGGTGCGGCGTCGGGTCCGTGAACCCCCAGACCCCCGTGATCTTGACGTTCTGCCTGCCCCACGGCCAGTCGAAGGTGGAGATGAAGGACACGGGGTCGGTCCACCCCGTGATCTCCAGCCTGGGATCGTACCTGTCGTCCTCCCCGACCATGGGGTCGTCCAGGTGGCGGTTCAGCACCCGGAAGTAGGCGTTGTCGTACTCGTAGGTGACCTCCTCGCCGTCCGAGTCCTTCCACACGGCCTCGACCTTCTCGATGGCCAGCAGGGCCTCCGGCAGCAGGAGCATGGGCGACTCCCTGCCGGATACCCGGACGACCATGTACCGGGGGCCGAAGCGTCGCCCCAGCTTCGCTTCCAGGTCCCAGGACCACTGGTTCAGCCACCTGTGGACCTGCCTGCGGGTCACCGTGGACGCCACGTATTCGTCGAGGTACAGGTCCCGGGTCGTGGCCAGCCCGAGGAAGTCCACCCCGGTCGTCCAGTCCAGCGGGTCCAGAACCTCGAACTCCAGGATGTGCGTGTGCGTCGGCCCTCCCGCAGACATCACGTACTCGCAGACGGCCCTGTGCGTTCCCACGTTCCACCCGGAGGTATCCCCCGTGGGCAGCGCGTACCGGCCCGTCCCCAGCTTGTTCGCGGCCCCCAGGGATGTGGTCGCCACCACGGTCGTCGCCGCGGCGGACGGATCGTGGACGTCCTCGATGCGGAACGTGGCGGACACGGGGTCCTTGAGCGTCTCTCCCCAGCGGCAGAGGAGCTGGAGCAGGGGCACGCTCTTGCTGGACGGCTCTCCCTGGACGAGACCTGGAACCATGAGCCAAGTATACGCTACTCGCCCTGGTTCCGGCCAGATTCCCGGGCGCATCGGCGCATGAAGGACTTGAGCGCCCGCTGAGTCGCCATCAGCCGGATGGCCGGGATGGCTCCCCCGTTGTTGTAGAGCATCTCCAGGCCGCGGAAGGCCCCGCCGGGATCATGGAAGGTGATCTCGTGCTTACCCTTCCCCACCCTCCGCGCCTCCACGTAGGGTAGCCCGCACGCGGCCGCGAAGATGGCCACGTCCAGGTTCCAGACGGTGACGTACTCCCCGTTCCGGATGGTGGTCGCCGTCCTGGATGCGCCCGCCACGCCGGCCCCCGCTACGGAGTCACCCGGGCTTTGGGGGCCCTGCCCGCCCGCTCGACCTCGGCCATGTCCTCCTCGAGATCCGGGATGTCCGGGGTCTCTGCGGACAGGTCCACGGGGGCCTTTCCTTCACCCCCCGCCCCGGCGTCGCCTCCGAGGGCAGCGGCCAGCCGGCTCCTGTCCGCAGGGGACAAGGGACGAGCATCCTCGACGGCTGGAGCCTCGAGGAACCGTTCGGCGGCCTGCGCCACGGAGGGAGCCTCGCGGACGGGAGCCACCTCCTTGCCCCGGACGCCGGCCGCGGTGACCTGGGCCACGGTCTGCCGCCGGACCTGCTCCGGGTCGTTCATGGCGATGGCCCGCTCGCGGGCGCGCTGCTCCGCCTCGTCGATCATGGCCCGCTCCTCCGGGGTCACCACGTCGAACAGGGCCGGGGACCTGGGGTTCCGGGGATCCTGCCTGTACTTGAGCACGGCGCGGCCCACCTCCACGGGCACCTCCACCCACTCGGGGATGTCGCCGGGCATGCCCGTGCCGCCCCGGAGGACCCTGGGCATCGGCTCGGATACCTGCTCCTGGACGATCCGCCCGGTCGCGGGGTCCAGCCTGGGCTGAGCCCGCGTCCGGACCCGCGTGATCTCCGGCACGGCCGCACGCCGCACCTTCTGGCCCGCAGACGGGTCGTAGGGCTTGAGGCGGACGAACACGGTCTCGCACCCGGCGAACACGTCGTCCGCCAGACCGGATGCGAACCGGGACGGCTGCTTTCCGAGGCGGGCGAGGAGCGCGAGCGCGTCCTCCTTCCGGCCCTCGAGGATAGCCTTCTGGATCTGCTCGTGTAGGGAACTCATGGGGGCCTCCTGAACGTTGTCAGCCCGTCAGGGCGGGGAATGGAGGGATGCGACGCCTAGATGTAGTAGAAGCTCAGCTCGACATCCGTGAACTTGGACAGGTCGGTCCCGTTCGTGACCTCCTTGCCCGTGGTGGGATCCATGCACATGAGCTTGTCGTTGGCCCGGTCCCAGTGCAGGATCACGCCGGCGGACCCGTCCGAGTTGAGCACGAACTTGTCCGGGATCTCGATCACCGTGACCCCGGTGAAGGTCGAGATGCCCTGGATGGTTCCGCCGGAGGCGTTGGCGAAGTCGGCGTAGCCCCCGGTGGGGTAGCTGTTGTCGAGATCGAAGTCGAGCCGGCCGATGGACTGGACCTTCAGCGGAGCCCGGAGCCCCTGGGTGCCCGCGGCCGCGGCGTTGGTGATCGCCATGTTCTCCTCCTTCCGGGTCCGCCGTGGCGGTCCCGGTCACTGATCAGGCTTGCTAGGACCCGTTGACGCCGGTCACCTTGACGACCATCGGCTCGTGCTCGTACTGCTGCGCGTAGGTGATGGTCATCACCACGGTCCACACGCCCTCGCGGACGGCGAACTCGCTGTAGACCTTCAGGTTCTCCTCGATGGCGTAGATCATGTTCTTCGGATCGAGGTAGAGCACCACGGTCTCGTCCGCGCCCGCGCCCAGGTCGTTCGGGAACAGCGGAACCTTCTTGACCTCGATGTCGTCGTAGTACAGGGGCCGCTTGTTCACGACGTGGCTGTCGCCCAGCCCGCCGACGCGCAGGCCCAGCTCCCGCCGGTAGGCCGCGTAGGCGTTCCGGTTGGTCAGGAACACGGCCCGCTGCTCCACGTCCTCGAACTCCTCGGGCATGGTCAGGATGGCGGTGTCCAGGACGCTCCCGGACAGGTCCACCCCGCCGGCCGCGTAGGTGTTCGAGGTGGCCAGGGCGATCATGCCGTTGGCCTGCCGCAGCCACGGGGTCGAGCCGTTGGTGGTGTCGCCGTTGATCAGCTTGTCCTCGATGTCCCGCTTCACGTGGAGGGCCAGGTAGGACATCATCGTGCTCTTGAACCTGGGGCCCTCCACCTGGCGGATCAGCACCTCCTCGGGGAAGTCCACCTGGCACTTGCCCTTGTAGGTGGTGAGGATCACCTGATCGAAGCCCGGCTTCACCCGCTGCGCGTAGGTGAGCGCCTGGGCCTCCACAGCTGGGTGCATCACGTTGCTCCCGAAGGTGGTCATCTTCGGGATCTCCCGCTGGTTCCGGCCAATGGTCATGGTCCGGATCATGGGGAGCACCACGGTCTTCTTGATCATCACCACGAAGAACCGGGTGACCTGCTCCCGGACCTCCAGGCCGCCCGAGGTGAGATCATCGACCGCGAGGTCGGCCTTGGCCACGATGTCCTTGATCTTGCGATTCTCCAGCATGTTCGCCTCCCGGGCTACAGGCCCAGCTCCTCGTCCGAGATCCTCTCGAGGACATCCGGATCGGAGAGGTCGTTGTAGACGCGGACCAGTGGGCCGTCGTCCCGCCCCTGGCCCTGCCCGGCGACGACCTCCTGCGAGGAGGGCACCGTCGCGGGGCCATCCGGGCCCCCGGGCTTCAGGCTCTTGGTTACCTCGCTGACGAGACCCTGAAGCTCGGTGCGCAGGGTCGCCGCCAGGCTCTTGCCGAACTCGCGCAGCTCCTCCCGGGTCACGGGCGTGGACTCCGCCTTCTCCGGAGAGGGCTCCCCCTTGCCCTCCTTCTCTCCCTCCTTCTCCCCGGTCTCCTCCTCATCTCCCTCTCCGGCCTTCTCCTCCCCGGCCTTCTCCCCGTCCTTCCCTGACTCGGCCTCCACCTCGCCCTTCCCCGACTTCCCCTCGCCCTCCTGGTCCGACGCCTCGGCCTTCTCGGGCTCCTTGGCCTCCGGCTCGCCCTCCTCCACCTCGGCTGCCTCCGGCTCCTCGGCTTCCTCCGCCTCTGCCTCTGGCTTCTCGGGCTCCCCCGCGGCCTCGGCGTCCTTGATGGCGGCCTCCAGCTTCGCCCGCAGGTCCTCCAGCTCCATGGCCGCGTTCACGTCCACGGCCTGGAGGTCCGTGGCGAGGGCGTCCATGCCCTTGGCCACCTCCTCGAGGGCGTTCGCCGGGACCGTGCCGGACGGGGCATCCAGCATGGGAGCCAGCGAGCCCATCACGCCGGCCAGCAGGTCCCCGACCTTCCTGGACGCGGCGTCGTCCAGGCGGCCCTCGGCCTTCGCGGCCTTGTGCACCTCCTGGAGCGAGGCGATGGCCTCCTCCAGCTTGGCAGGGTCGAGATTCTTCATGTTCGCCTCCAGGGCCTTGACGACCGCGAAGTCCATGCCGTTCGCCCCGGCCGGAACCAGCCGGTTCTCGAACGGCCACATTCGGAGGAGCCGGCGCACCTTCAGGGTGCGCTTCTTCCGTCTCTTCCTGGAGTCCTCCTCGGCCATCTTGCTGTTATCTTGCCCCCTTCTCCCGAGGGGGCGCAACTTTTTCTTTCCGGAGGTATCTCGGGCGGGCTACCCCACGATCTCCACCTCGTCCTCCGGGACCTCCTCGATCCGCGCCTCGATCCGCATCCCGAGGGACCAGCCCTTGAGCTTGCCGGACTTGATGGCGGTCCAGATGTCCGTGTTCCGAATCCTGTGGGTCTGCATCCAGGTGCCCGCCTTGACCGTCCGCTCGCCGACCTTGCTCTCCCCGCGCTTCTGCCAGTTCTCCAGCAGCACGATGTCGTCCTCGCCCACGGACCAGCCCCCGTGCACGGAGTGGAGCACACCCACGTCCCTGCACCGCTCCATGTACCAGTACATCGCCTGCCGGATGGCCTCGTCGTCGTAGATGTCCCCCACGGCCCCGGTGGGCGTACCGTCCGGGTTCGCGGCGGTCTTGTCCACGACGTTCGGTGCGAGGATGCCCGCCGTCACGAT